AAGGGAAATGTACAATGAATGCCGAAACATCGCGGCCTGTGGCGAGTTCGCCACGGATCGTGGAGAACCATGCGGGCCAACCCTGCTACCTTGTCGAATACGATGAGGACTTGTGGAACCGGTACGATAAGGCCGGGCAGGAACATTGCTTCGAAACGTGGGCGAAAAAGGCTAAGCCCATGGGAGCCGTGTTCGTGGTACTCAGGTTGGTACCGGACCCTGTGTTTCCATCGGGCGACAAAACCATCCCGTACGTCGCGCGATCCTACCCGGTCGAACAGGACACGTTCAACCCTATCAATATCACGGTGCAACTGAAAGCCGAGATACACAAGGACACATGGGCGAACGCGTTAGAGGGCGACCGCATGAAGCTAAAAATCGACGCCCGCCAACAGCTAGGAATGCACGCCATGGGCTGCAAGGGCTGTTCGTATGAGATATTCACCCGCGCTGGTGGCGGCGCTCCGTACATCATCGAAAGGGGGCGGTTGTAATGTGTTCAATGACAGAAACCGGCTTTCGCTGGCAGGCAACTATACGCTTACCGTACGCGACACAGAAATGGTACGTGTACGAACGCGAACCGGGCGTGCATCGCTATTCGCAGCATCCCGGCAACGAGACGTTCAGACCGTTGTACGCGATCCACGTAACGCGCCGGTCGCGCCTAGATAACAGCTTGGAGTTCTAATCATGGTGTCAGTTCCTACAACGTCTGGTATCCTGTACGGTCTTGCTGCCGAGTACGAAGCCCTTACGGCGTCCGACATTCACCTTGACGGCAGGATGCAGCGCGCGCTTTTGGAACCAATGCAAACGTTCCTTGGCCGCAGCAATCCGTACCCCGGCATGGTGGTTACAACGTCGCTGTACTACGATAAGGCGAAGGTGTACCACCCCGGCCCCGAGTGGTTCTTGTACATGCAGGAACTACCTAACACGACAAGCGATCTGAAATGCACTGCCGGTTTTGCCCTGTGGCGCGACGGCGGCTTGAAGATGGAAAAGTTCGCGTTCGGCGCTACGCCCGAAATCGCCTACTGCGGCGCGCTGTGCCGTGCGTGGGGGTACACTCTCGAACTGGCGGGGCGGTGAAAGAGGCCGTAGTAGAGGACGCGCTTAAGCGCTTGGAGCGTCACGGCTTCAAAGTACTTAAGCTGCGTACGCCGGGGTACAACGGCCCTATGGATCGAATGATCCTGTGGCCGAAGTACGCCCCGCGTCCGCCTACGTTCGTTGAACTCAAACGTCCCGGCGAAGAACCGCGCCCGCTGCAAGTAGCTGTAGCGAACGATTGGCGCGCTCGCGGCTTGGATGTACGGGAGTATTGCGATACCGTCGAAAAGGTGAGCGCTTTAGTTCATAAACTGCTAGAAGAGACGAAGTGGATTAAGTAATGTCAATAGAGATTAGCGTGAAGGGTCCGCGTGGGGCTGGTAAGAGCGTGCTCGCGCGCCACCTTGCGGAGTACCTGAAAGACCAAGGCCATAAGGTGCGTATCAGCGGTACGGTCAACCCGGCGCATTCCAACTGTACCTTATCGCACGACATTGTTGTAACCGAACAGTGGGGACCGGCCCCAGCTAGGGGAGCATAAACAATGTCGGGATCATTCATCCGCGTGGTACTGCACAGCAAGGGACAGGATAGCATCGCCACGTTTGTCGAGTTGTCGGCGGACATGCCGCAGGAAATGCTCGACACGAACGTTACTGTATCTCTTGGTAACGAAGTTGCCGGAAGCGCTGCTGTGACGGTTCCGCTCGATTTGCTTACTATGATGATGCGTCGAGTAATCGAACAACACGTGGAGCGCCAGAACAAGAAAATCATCCTGCCACCGGGCGGGCTGGTTATTCCAAACTGAGGGGGTAGTGACTATGCTAGTACAAAAAGGTACCACGAACAACTTTAGGTTCAGTTCGGGCATGGCGGGCGTGCGTAACATACGCAAGGTTGATATGGCTGTTGTGCCGTATCGTGGGTACTCGTACGCGGTATGCGGACGCGGCGTTGCAAAGAACGTTGCGCGCCAGCAAAAGGCGTTCGGTTTTTGGCGGATTAAGCGCGCCAAGTGACACAACCGCAGTTCATTACCGGCGATCTGCTACGCACGGGCGATCACATGCGTGCGTACCAGATTAGGGCCGCGTATCAGCTGTACCAAGGGTACCCTATTCGCGATATGGCTTCCGGCCAGTTCGTGCAATGGGAGCGCCGGAATGGCGTAGCTGTACACATTGATATGGGCCTAGGTAAGACGATCATCGGCCTTACCGCCATAGTGAACTGGAAAGCGCACGGCATTACAAAGCGCCCCGTGTTGCTGGTAGCGCCTATCAAGGTGTGCGAAACCGTGTGGCGGCAGGAAGCGCAGCAATGGACGCACACGCGCCACCTGACTTTCAGCCTAGTACGGGGCGATGAAAAGGCCCGCGCGTTCGCGCTCGCTAGACCGGCAGACGTGTACCTGATTAACCCGGAAGGGTTAAAATGGCTACACAAGTACTTACGCGGCGAGTGGGGCCATTTTGACGCCATGCTGATAGACGAAAGCAGCATGTTCAAGGACAACCGTTCGCAGCGGTTTCGCGTCCTCTCAAACTACGGCACACAGGCGCACTTACGCGATCCTATTACGGGCCGCCCGTGGGGTAAGGATGCAGACGGTCACATTCTCCGGGTGCCGCCTCACAGGTTCGTGCGCAGCGGCGTGCTGACGGGTACTCCATCGCCGCAAAGCATGATGAACCTGTGGTCGCCGTTCTACCTAATCGATCATGGCGAACGTCTGCACCGCAAGTTCGATACGTACCGCAACCGGTTCTTCCACAAAACACAGCAAGTCGCGGAACACGTACACAAGTACGAAGCCAATGAAGAAGAGACGGAAAGCCGCCCCGATTGGCAGGCTCGTAACGGAGCGCCCGAGCGGATACACGAATTGATTGCGGACATTACTGTGGAGTTGAACGCCGAAGATTATGGCGTACTCCCGCAGACCATCGGTGATGCCAGTAAGAACCGACAAGCGCCCGTGCCGCCGTCGCACAAGCATTACGTGGACATGCCCGCCGAACTCAGGCCGCAGTACGACATGCTAGAGGCCGAAGCGATCCTTGAACTGCAAAAAGACGTTATCATGGCGCAGAATGGCGGCGCTAAGTCTATGATGTGCTGGCAGTTCGCGAACGGTGCGATCTACCGTACAGACGAGTTCGGTAAGAAGGATTGGGTACAGCTTCACGATGCCAAGCTGGATAAGTGTATTGAACTAATCGACATGCTGAACGCCAACGTTCTAGTGCCGTATTACTTCAAGCATGATCTGGCGCGACTGAAAGCCCGGTTCGACAAGGAAGGCATGGCGTATTCTTGCTTCGGCCAGAAGAACGCGGAAAGGATAGTTGACCAATGGAACGGCGGTTACATACCTATTCTTTTAATTCACCCTCAGAGCGCGGCGCACGGCTTGAACTTACAATTTGGGGGGCACCATCTAGTATGGTTCACTATGTTGTGGAGCCTAGAGCGCTACTTGCAGACGAACGCAAGGCTTGCGAGAAGTGGGCAAAAGAACATTGTCGGGATACACTCTCTACTTACACGGAATACTACCGATGAACTCATGTTCACGAACTTAGGCGAGAACGGCGACGATCAAACCCGGTTTCGGTCGGCGCTACGCCAGTACCAACAGTTACGTGGTATGGGGCTGTACGGTACCAATCCACTAGAAGGGCTAGGACTATGACCGAAAGACGGTGCAAGCATCCTAAGTCGCACTTGAGAGAAGTACAGTTCGATACGCTGAAATGCCAACTATGCGGCGAACACCTTCCCAAACCCCGATGCGTCGAGTGCCACTTTGTGCCTGTGCACCCGCCCATGAAGGTAGGGTACAGCGACGAACTAAACACTAACCCGGTACGCGTAGAGGCGTATTGCAGTACATGCGGGAGACGGTGGTAATGAAATGCTGCGGTAAGGACTTAGGCGAAGGAACGCCGTATGTACTTGTGCGCTATTGGTGTGACCAGTGCAACACTGAGCATCTGGTTAATAGTGTCGAGTTTGCTGAGTACATCGCCAAGCTACACGCGGCGCATGCACCTACGGGGGATAGCCATGGACAGACGTTGCCCGACATACTTTGAGCGCTTCCCCTCGAAAGAGGATTATGAGGGCTGCGCCAAGCTGATCGAATGGTACGGAGACAAGTACCCCGGCCTGAAAGCGCAATGGGAAGCCCGTAGGCGGCTGTACGAGGCGGGAAGGGACTTACTGGCGTGAAGTTCGGGGAGTTCCTAGAGTACGTCGAGAAGTACGACAGCGGCAGGCTGTGGCACGATATGACGTACAAGAATTACGACTTGCTGTGGCAGGCCAGCAATGCGCGGTTGCGCCGTGCACTGGCGCTGTGCGGCTTCGATTGCAATGAACTATCGGTTGCGCTCGCAGAGTGTGTCACACGTGTTTGCGAGCGAGGGTACTGCGGATTGTCTAATGCAGAGGTCGAGCAGTGCTTATTGGAGTGGTACGTGTGGCGCAAGCTAGAGGGTGGGGAGTACAAGTCATGGAAGTATCGCGCGTAGATCACGGGGACGAATGCACTTGCCGGGACTGCCAAGCAGTCTTGCCGGGGATAGTGCCGCCAGAGCCGGTGCAGCGAGGGTTGCCGGGGATACCCGCCGCCAGCCCGTCGCAAAAGCGCTTTCAGGCGCTAGGCAAGCAAGTGCTTTTCGAGGGCGCGCATTACGCCGATGCGGTGCACCCGGATGCGGCGAACTGTATCGTGGACGCGCTGAACGGAGCCGATGAACAGGCGAGTTGGAGTACAATCATCGCGCAGATGAAGTAGGGGGTACTTGACCGTAGTACAGTACCTATGGTACACTGCATGCGTACTCAGGGTTTGGGTACGGCTCTTTGAAAGGTACTGTACTATGGCATACAATGGTGTTGCATGGCCGGGGCTTGAACTGTCCATTAAGGTGGTGAACCGGGATCGTGCAAAGATTGCCCGCTGGATCAAAACGGGCGAAGATAAGCCGGGGTGTTACATACGTCACAAGCAAGCTATGACGAAGTACAGGGCGATGCTGGCCGACTTGGACACAGGACTGAAAGTACTACGGGACGCGGAGCGGGCCATGGCGGCCCCGGCCAAGCGGACCCGGCCAAGCGGACCCGGAATATCGGAAGCCGACGTATAAGAAAAAGGCCCTAGGGTGCGATCCTAGGGCCTTCTCTCGTTTCTGGCTGTCTGACACCCGGAAGCGCCTAGACCTTCTGAGCGGGCCGGAAAACCGGCCTGCCGTCGATTTTAAGAGGCGAGGTCCGTCTTGATCCCGTGGCGGATCGTGACCCCGAGGACCGCCGTGAGAATGGCCTGCCCCGCCGCCACTTTGCCGAGGTCGCCGTCGAGGTACCCCGCGACCGCGCCGAGAATAGCGAGGCCCGCCACGATGTACGTCTTGTACCCTTTGAACTTACCCTGCATGTTCCGTACTCCCCTAAAGTTGTGTCGCCACGTCGAAGCACGGGCAGACCTTCATCCACTCGTGCGGTTCGATTACGCCGTCATGGTCAAGGTCGGGCGACCAATCCCTGTGACCCTTGACGGTGGTAATGGTTTTGTACCCCCGGCGCAACTCCGCGACCAACGCGCGCAGCGCCGCCTTCTGGTCCGGGGTGCGCGTGTCCTTCGGTTTGCCCTTCTTACCGGGCACGTCCACACCGCCAACATAGCCGATGCCGATATTGCTGGTATTGTGGTTCCGTACGTGCGCACCCTTTTCGGTAAGCGTCAGGCACTTCACGATAGAGCCGTCGAGTTCTACAACGTAGTGGTACGAGGGCTGGTGGTACGTCTGCACGTCCATGGCGACAATCTGTTCAGCCGAAAAGTGCTTACCTTCCGGCGTTGCCGTGCAATGGATCGTGATTACGCGCGGCGTGCCGAGCGCCGGTAGCTTGAACTTGTGCGGCAGTACCCGAGTAACGCATCCCATATGTTTACAACCCCTGTGCCCGTGCGATGATCGCGGCAACGCCCGCCACGATTACGCCGCCTGAGCCGCCAAGTACGGCCCACATAACCTTCACCGTCTTACCAACGCCCTGCGCTTCGCCAGCGCTCTTGTTGATATGGGCTTCGACTGCGGTAAGGCGCTCACCATGGTGGTTCAAGCGCTGATCGACGCGCGCCTGATCCTGTGCCTGCCTTGTAATGAAGTCGAAAATGCGCTTAATGTCGCCGCCGATTTCGGCCAGCTTCACGCGGCTTTCCGCATCCATGCTATCCCCCGCCAATGTACTCCCCCTGCCCCGTAGTGTACGCGTTACGTGTACGAAAACTGTACTGTACCGGGGCCGCCGCTGGTGCCTTGGTCAATAGACCCCGTACCACCGTTACCCCCGTAACCGTAGATACTGCCACCGCCAGCGCCGCCTAAGGTACCGGTCTGGCCCGAACTACCTGTGGTATTGGTCGTGTTGCCACCTGAGGCCGTTCCACCTACGCCTGCGGAACCGCCAGAGTTACCCGCAGTACCGCCACCGCAAGTCATAGTACTGATAGTAAGCGTGCCACTACTGGCGCTTGAACTGCCCCCGGCCCCAAGCCCTGCTGCGCCGCCTGAATAGGCTATGGTTTGCCCGCCCGAACAGGCGTAAATTGATTTGGAATAGCCGCCAGCGCCGCCACCGCCGCCCGTGTTGGACGCGCCGGAACCCGCGCCGCCATGTCCGCCTGCCCCCCACACTTCGATTGTAACAGACGTTGCGCCCATAGGCACTGTTTCTGTACCCGCACCTGTAAGAGTGTGAACTACAGGCACAAACGGCTTACCGCTACCAACGCGCGCTGCCAGTACGCCAGACATTAGGACACGTCCCCGCTGGCGACCGCCTCAGTGGCCGAAATGAACGTGATAGTGGCGAAGCCGCGCTGCGCGATAGAGCGCGTACCCGTGTTAGCAGTACCGGACTGCCGCAGCGTGAGGGACGCGCCTTGCGTAAGCGAAATGGCAACACCGCTGTTGTTGTACACCACTACCACGTCGTCCGCCGCGAACACGTTGGCCGGAACCGTTACAGCGCCGGACGATTTGACCATGCCGCCACGGTCGGCAACGACAAGCGTGGTACCCGCAACGGTGCGCGAGGGCAGGCCGCGCAACCGATCCGCGAACGCCGTAGTGGCAATGTTCGTGGTAGCATCGCCTGCCGCTTGAGTAACGGCAACAGAGCCGGTAGGCAACTGCACCGGCACGTCGAAAAAGAACGTCGGCGTGCCGACGGCACGGGTGGAAACATGGTACGCCGAAATGAACGTACCTGTGCTGCTGGTCGTATAAAACGCGAAGTTGCCGCCAGCTTCCGCTGAGAAGTACGGGTTCGATGCACCAGTATCGGTAAAAAACATCTTCTTACCGTTTATCGGAAATTGTATGTCACCGCCCGATGTAAGGACTAGCGATGATAGTCCGCCGCCACCCAAGTACAGCCCACCGGTTTGCGAACGGAAAAAACCGTTGCTACCATCATGCTGCATAAGTATCTTTTGCGCGTTCAGATACAGCGTCGTATGGTTCTTGAAATCAACAGTAGTGCCATTCGCGGTAAGCAAGTCCGCGCCGCCACCGTTGTTGATGCGAATATCCCCCGGCGTTGGGGCATAGATGATACCGGACGGACTGCCGCCGTTGCGTGCCCCGATGAACAGCCCGCCGCCAGCAACAGGCGCGGACGCTACAATCGGAGCGGTTACACTGCCGACGTTGACCGTAAGGCCCGCCGATGCGTCTAGCGTAGCAGCTTTGATAGACGGATCGCCCGCCAGCGTACCGTTGTTAAGCCAGAAGTCGAGCGCGTTGTTAGCCGCCCCCGCAACGTTGTGCCGCGAAACTACGGCATGGGCGTACCCGCCAGTATTGAACTCGAAACGAAGCTGTGACTGCGCAGAAAGTGCGTACGTGTCCGTCTGCCCGTTCTTGAACACAGTAATGCCGGTGAACGTAGGCGCGGCTTTCTGCGCGTACTTGGCCGACAGCAGCGTGCCGCCTTCGGTGAACGTGGTGGCCGACGCATCGCCAGTAACCGTCATGCCGGTGGTGTTGAACACCGCGCGTTGCGTACCATTGACTGAAATACCGTACTGGCTAAGGCCGGGAAGATACGGTCCCGTGCTGGCGTCGGTATTGAACTTGAGCGCCGGGGATGCCGCGCTGCCGTCCGCAATGCCGGTAATGCGGTTGATGTTCATGCGCAAGTCGGCCTGCATCGGCACGCGACCGTCGCGGAAGAACACCAAGTTCATGCCTGTGGCGAAGTTGTCGAACTCGCCGTCCACGCGCGACGCGAGGATTTTGATGCCGTTATCGCGGTCCTGTTCGAAATTGTAGTTCCGCGTGAAATTGCCTGATGCGTCGAAAGGCATGTACTACTCCCCCGCGTAGTCGGTGAAAGGCTGCTGGCCCGCTTTCGCCGCCTTGATAGCGTACTTGGCGTTGCGCGCCTTCCGCACCTTGGCGTACGTGCGCGCTGCCGAAACCTTTTCGGCTACCCCCTTGCCGTCACTCATAAGTGCCTGCGCCATGGCGTCAAGAGCGCTAGGCGACATGTTGTTTTTGAGGTCCATGAACTTGCGTGTGATGCCCGCCGAGGCACCGGCAGGGCCGCCGAATGCACCACCGCGCAAACCATGCTCCGCGATCCCCATAAGATCGTCGCCAGCGCCTAGGCTTTCATCGGCCATTTTGTACGCGTGCGTAGCCGACTGGTACCCCGGCGCTACCAACTTGTCTGTATCGGCAGTACGGGTTTCGCGATCCATGAAGCGACGGAACCGGCCAAGGTTGCCTTTGCCGTTGAACATAAATTCGAGAATTTTGCGCTGTTCCGGCGAACGCGACACGCTCTGCAAGAACGCGACAGGATCGACCTTCTGAGTACGAAGGTCAATAAGCGCATCCGCGATACCCTGCCGCGCGTCGGCATGTTTCGAAGGATCGAGCGCTTGCAATTCTTTTAGTACCTTGCGCGGTTCTTTGCGCATACGACTTACAACGTCGAGGCCGAGTTGCGTAGCAGATACACGCTCGAATGCGTCACGCTGCTTGGCGAGCGCCGGGGCGTAATCCGGGTTAGCGCCCATAATCATCTGCTTGAACTTGCCAAGCTGATTGGACAGGCCCGCCGCGAGAGGTTCGTCACCCGCGCGTAGCGCAGCGCCGATTTTCGTATCCATAGCGCGTTTTGTGTAATCGAACACACGCATGGACGGCGTAGTACTGGTGATAATCGGCTTCCCGTCCTCACCAATTTTCATGCCTAGCTGCGCAATGTCCTGATCGTGCAGACTGGCAAGGTGCGCGCCCTTACGAAACGCGTCGTGAATTTCAGGATCGGCCTTGTCCACGAAATCCTGTAGCTGCTGGTTCCAGTGAAACTTGCCGTCGAGCGCTTGCTCGTAATCGACCTTACCCTGCCCCTTGCGCGCGGCGTTGATCGCGTCAATGTGCGCGTCCGCGTCGGCGTTACCGACATGGCGGCGTAGTTCCGCATCGAACCGTTCGCCCCGATCCGCAAGCCGCCCGCGCGACCGCTTAATCATGTCGTTGGAAGGAGCAACGTCGGGGCGCTTAGCGAGTGCGCCAGTCTGGCTTGCAAGGCCGGGCGACATATCGCCTAGTACTGCATCGCCGCCGCGTGCGTTGGTAACGGCAATCTCGCGCTCAGCGCGGGCGGGCGTGACCCCAGCCCTTTCGAGCATGTTGCCGATTTTACCGTACGCGACACGTTCGGCGGCAGCAGGCGCGCGATCCGACAGAATTTGCGCAGCCCTGCGGACACCGGTGGTAGCAGCGCCTAGCACGCCACCACCGATACCACCCGCGATTGCCCCTTGTCCGGCGCGCGTTACCAGATCGCCTACGCCGTTTGCGCTTTCGTCTGCGCCTACGGCGTTCAGCGCGCCTTGGTTCGCACCGGCTGCAATTCCCTGTACAACAGCCGGTGCGCGCTCTAGCCGTTGACCGATTTTGGCGACCGGGGCCGCGAACTTGCCTGCCTTGCCGATGAACTGCAACGCTTTCGCGCCGGTTCCGATAGGGTTGGCAAGTGCGCCAGCAATCTCCGCAATGGCTCCGCCAGTGCCGTTCGCCTGTGTTTCGTTGAGTTGCCGTTCGGTATCGCGCGCGATGCGGTACTCGCGCTCCATGGCGTCCTTGCCTTGGAACACCTTACCAAGCGCATGCGCCGCGCCGATACCTTCGTCCATGAGGTTGAACGTGAAACCTTGCGCAGCCTTGCGCAGTATGCCAGCGCCGGTTTCACCAAAGATACCGCTCTGGTTAACCTTACGCCCCGCTGCTACGCGGCGCTGTACTTCCTGCTGCTCCGCGCTCAGCTTAGGCGGCGGTGGCGCGGCGCTCACCTTACGCTGATGCGTACGCATGAAATCCTGCTTCGCCGCTGCAATAGCATCCGGCGAAGCGTTGTCGTCAATGTAGAACGACCCGTTTGGAGTGTTGACCAGAGGCATTACTTACGCTTCCCGTCTGCGCCGTACTGCGGTACGCTGCTTTTCCAGTCGTCGAAGCTGATACCCTTCTCAAACGGAACTTGGCTCTTGTACATGTTCCATTCTTGAAGGAACTGCACTTGGCGGCCTTCCGCTGCGGCTTGCAGCTTGTGCAGTTCAAAATCGTTGATGCGCGCCATGCCCGCCTTGAGCCGCGCAGCCGTTTGGCGGTTCGCGCCAATGAGGTTACGTACGTTCGGCACGGAACGTTCGAACTTCTTAAGGTCGCTATCGGACATGGAACCCTGCCCCGCTTGGCGCATAAGCGGTGCGATCTTGTTTGTAATCGCATCCATCGCCTGAGTGGACTGCGACATGTTACGCGCGATCCACTCGGGAGCGGAGTTCATAATGAAGCCGCCAGTGGCGTTCGGATGCGCCTCGTTAAGTTCCATGAACGAATTTATCTGGTTCACGATATCATCGTTCTGTTTCATCGTGTCCGTCGTCTGCTGGTACATGCGCGTACCGGCAGGCGTGTTCAGGAAATTTTGCATACGTGCGGCGGCTTTCGTCTGCGCGTCCTCGTGCCTGCCTTCAATCTGCGCCTGTATGTTGGCCGCAGTAGCTGCGCGATCCTTGGCGCTCTCGCCCGCCGTGAACGATTGCGTGTCCTCGCGGTTGTTATCGTCGTGAGCGTAACCACGCATTTCGCGACCGTACGCGTAGCCTTCCGTCTGCTCGCGACCGCGCGTATCATACGCCGCCGAGCGCTTCTGGCTAGTGGCATTGAAATGATCGTCAATGCCAGCCTTGTACAGAGTATCGTCGCGGTTGTTGTTTTCCGCAAGCGCGTCACGGTCGGCGGCGAACTGTTCGCCCATGCCGGTATCGAGCATTTCCATGGCGCGCGTGAACAGCGCCGGATTGGCGTTCAACAGATTACGGCCTGCCAGTAGGCGAAGCGAACGCGCGGAGCCGCGATCTGCCGGACGGTCGGGAAGCGTCGGGGTTTCCGGTTCCGGCGTCTGATACTGGATCGGACCCGTGGGCTTAAGTTCCGCCTGTTGCGTCTCGGGGTAGTACCCGCCCTGCGACGGATCGGTGTTGCCGAGCGCTTCCACGTTCTTTTTGACGTACGCTTGCGTTTCGGCGGGCAAGTGCTGTAGCCAATCGTCGCCATGCTTGGCGATTGCATGATTAACGCGGCCTGTACCGGCGTTGTACGCGGCCCATCCCTTTGCCGGGTCGCCGTACTTCTCCACCAACTTGCCTAGCAGTTCGGTGCCGACGCGATTGTACTCTTCCGGGCTATCGTTCGCGGCGGGGCGAATGCCGAACCCCGGCTTACGGGCCGTGGCAGGCATGACTTGCATGGCGTACTTAGCGCCCTTGACGCTAGTAACAGGAGTACCGGACGCGGTGAAGTCTTTGTTGTTACTCTCCGTAGCTCGTGTAATCGGGAGCATAGCCTGTACCACGCTCGCGCCGCTTACGCGCGGCTTCGGTTGCCCGAAAGGGGTTGCGGGGTTAGCCGCGCTCCCCCCGCCAAGCGCGGCGGCGATTTGAGCGGCAGCAGCCGGGGCAGCGGCGGGCATGGCCTGTGCAGCCGGGGAAGGCCCCTGAGGGGCCGCAGGAGCCGCCTGAGGCGCTTGAGCGATGGACGCGGGCGGCATGCCTTGCGGAGCGCCCTGTGGGGCCTGTGAGCCGTCCGGCAGCGGTGCCAGAGGGTCCGGCTGCGGCGGGGGTGCCTGTACCGGTGCCTGCGCGGGCTGCTGAGCCGGTACAGGGCCGCCCTGAGGCACGGCGGCGGCGGCTTGCGGCGGGCCTGCCGGTGCCGATGCTGCACCGTTCCCGGCAAGGGCCTGCGCAATGGCGTCGTTCATGGCCTTCTTCGCATCGGAGTTCGCGGCCTGATCCAGCTTTTCGAACTTCTGTTCCTGCTTGTGCTGTACATAGCCGCCAGCAAGGCCGGACAAGGCACGCGCAATACCGTCAGCCCACGCCCATCCGCCGCCAGCTACGGGGCCGGTGTTCGCGCCGGTTTGTACGAGAGCCTGCGCCAGCTTCGTACGCGGATCATCCTGATACGCTTTGGTGATTTCAGGAACAAACGTCGGCATTTACCACACCTTCCTGTAATCGACGGCCAGATAGCCGTTCGGTGCGACCACAACAGCTTCCGGTACCACGTCAAGCGCTTCTTGCGCCATGACACCGAACTGGCGAGCCTTGCTGCCGATGTAGCTGAACGTGTACGTCGCAAGCCCGTTCGCCAACATGCCGATACGCTTGATATCGTACTTGAGGCGAATATCGGAGAACGCCAACGGTGCGAGACTGCCAGCCAAGCCGAAGATCGAACCTAGGCCCGCCGAGCGGTTTGCCTGCGCCTGATTGTACTGATTTTGCTGCGCGTTGAACGTATTGTACACCGCACCCTGATAATCGGGAGCGGCAACGCCGACTTGCGATACGCTGCTGAACTGCGGCTGCTGCACACCGCCGCCCGTACCAAGCAACGCCGCAATGTCGTTAAGCGGCAGGTTGCGGAGATACGTCGCTTCCTGTATTTGCTGCTGACGCCCCGTGTTCGCGAAGTTCGCGTTCTGCACGTCCTGATTGAACTGCTGTGCACCGGCTTGGTTGTTGAAACCCGCCGTTGCCATGTTGTTCTGCTGCTGTTGCGTCTGCGCGTTGTTCCCGAACTCGCCAGCGCCGAGGTTTTGCGTGAACTGCTGATCCTGCGCCTGATTGTGGAACTGGCCCTGCTGCAACTGCAAGCCGAACAGGCGCGACTGCTCATTGCCGCCAGCCTGAATAGCCGAGTAGTTGGCCTGATTGTACGCGTCGTTACGCGCACGATTGAAATTGTCGAGTTCGCGGTTGTATGCTTCCGAACCCTTGGCGATGCCCTGCGCCGCCAGCTTGGCTTCCATGTCGGAATTTTGCTGCGCGAACTGCGGATCAAGGCGCGACGTTGCCTGATTGTACACGCTGTCCGCGACACGGCGACCGTCCGCACTGAAATCTGTGGGGCCGACGTTCTGTTGGATGTTGCCCGCGTTCGGCAGGGACGTTTGCAGGTTAGTTGTACCGTTGACGCGCTGCACGGGCTGTCCGGCAACGCTAGTCACCATCGGCGTCATGCCGTCGTAATTGAAGTTCGCGCCCATGGTCTGATTGACGCGGCCAATCTGGCCCTGCGCCGTAGTACCGAGCGCCTGCGCGATTTGATTTTGCTGTTCGTACAGCGCCTGCTGTTCAGGCGAGTACGTCTGGTCCTGCCTGTACTGCGGCGTACCGTCGGCGTTCGTGCCGATCTGCCTATACGTGATTGATCCTTGCGGCGTGTACTGGTCAATACGGTTCATGTTGGCCTGCGCAATCGCGGCCTCACGACTGTACTGTGACTGCGCCTGCGCTACTGCCCTTGGATCGGGCGGCGGCGGTGGCGAAGGTGTGTCCTTACCCATTCAGCGGCGGCCCCCCGACCCCCAAAAAGCGGCAATCCTCGACCAAAAGGCCATAGACTAGCGCATCCCGTTTGCCGTCGTATCCACGTCTTACGCAGCCTTCAAGCACAAATCCTAGGGCCTCTAAAAAGGCCCTTGTGCGCCGGTTTTTCTTAGTTGTAATCGCCGTACAGCGCCCGCATTCCAGTTGTACGAAGATATACTGAAAGACCGCTGCACAGACGTGGGGACGGAACGCCATTGAACTTTCCGCCGCGCAGCTAATCTCACAATCATTACTGAACTGGCCGCGCCGAAAGTTGGAGATTACAGCGCCGCCAACAAACTCCTGTTTATCCGACAGGAACGCGAACGCTTGGAACTGCCCCGGTGCGAACCGTGGCGATGAACCTTCAACCTTCGACGAAATGTACGCGGCCACCATATCGGCCTTGTCACCCGCTGGAACTGCTAGCATTATAGTACGCCTTGTGCCTTGCTGAAAATGTACTGAGTGGCGTACCACTTGAGGCTTAGCCCGTTCAATGACGCGCGTACCCAAAGCGATCCGGCCACACCGAACTTGCCTATGCTCACCATGAAGAACTTGGTGCTTACGTCGTTACCCCACGCCGAAATGTCCCATGACGATATATCCCAAGCGGAGCCGGTTTCATCCGGCACACCGGCAATGTACTCCGGTTGATCCTCTAGGTAATCGACATTAAACTGTGCGTTTAACGGCGGGTCGCCGTCGCACCCTAGCAGTAGTTTGGCGAAATGAAAGTGCTTGTTCGAGTTCGTACTTCCGCTGCCGTCCTCGAAATAGTTGTACGCCTGCTTGCAATCTAGCAGGATCGGAGCGCCGTCGTCTAGCTGCCCCGTGTCGTACTTCATAACACGACCGTCGTACTTGCCGAAATACAGGTCGCCGTTGAACTCACACCAGCATATACCGTTTAGGTTCGTGAAACGTGTCCACGCCTTTGTGACGGTGTTTTGCACGAATTGCACAAACGCCCCGGCGATGCTAGACGTAGCGGGCACGTTCACGAACATAAGTCCCTTGCGCGGGTAAAAGGCTACTTGCCACCCGTGCACACTGGCGTTCACATTCTTTTCTTGAATGTACGAACCTAGCTTGTACGTCAGGGCGTCGTCGTCCTTTATCCCGCCTTCGCGCCGAATGGCGGAAAAGGGTAGCGCGCCCTCTAGCGTCAGTACCACCAGTTCCGAGCCGTAGTTGAACGCGCAGTTGCGGCCAATAGGCGGTGCGGAATAGTATCGGCTAACTAGCGCCCACGTGGCGGCATTTGACGGATCGGTACCGGCGTACACAATGTATTCGCCTTCCGACGTGATGAACACAATGTAATCCGCAGGGCCGTTGCCGCTATCGGTGCTAAACGAAGCAGTGGCGACTAGGTAGCCACCTTTCTTCGCGATTTGCGACAGGTCAAAGTACTGCGCCGCACCTTGAATTGCGCCGACACCTAAGTAATAGAAACCTAGCTGATCTTTCTGCGCAAAGTACAGTCGCCCCTTAAAAGCGAATACATGCGACAGCGTAGCCGCCGAGCCTGTAAGGCCCGTAATGACTAGGTTGTTGACAGTTGTACCATCGTACGAAAATGCCACGTCTAGGCCGGACACACCGATAAGGAACTGCGCGCCAGCGTTGCTGAACATGGTGGAAACAATGCGGTTCCCGTTGCGACCGGTTTGCAACGGTGCTGGCGGTGCGCTCGTTGTAACGTCAACAATCTTACCGTTGCCGAACGCCAATAGCTTCTTGTTGGCGACAGCGCCGCCTACGTAAGCGACAAGGCTTTCGACCGGGCCGCCCACACTGGCCGCCGCCACATGCTCGTCATGGCCGCCTCGCGCATCGACCGTTGCAGTACCCGGTATCCAGTTGTCGAGTACGAACGCATCCTTCTGTGGCATGGCCGCGAGGCTGTCACGCCCGTTCAATCCGCCTACGGGTGCAGGGATCGTTAGCGGGCGGGCCGTCTGCCGAGTATTGACTTTCGGTGCCAGCATTTATGCGCCGAAGCCGTTTTCGGGAACGTAGCCGCGTGTAAGCGGCAGTTCGCTATTACGGCTGAAACCGACAGGGATGGAAGGTCCGGCCAGCGCGGAAGCGAACTCGCGCGCCACGACAGCTTCGTACTCCGCAATGTCGGCGCTGAACTCTAATCCCTTGGCGTGCTTGATGCGCCATTTAAGCCCTAGACGTATGAGTTCTTCATCGACCAGTGCCGTGTCCGCATCGCCGGAGTACCGCAGTATCTCTTCATTGGCGTTGTTCACCGCAAAGTTCTTCGTCATGTACTCAAACACGACGTTCTCTGCGGACACCGGGGTAGGCACGATATTCAGCTTTAGCGGATGCCCGTAAATGCGCACCCGCGCCGTGCTAAGCGATCCTAGGTTCAGCGCCTTCGTACGCTGCCATTCCCCCGCCGAAATGGAACCGCGCATCTGGTAGTACCGCGAACTCTCATAGATCGTTTCTTGCAAGAACTTGCGGTAATCGGCTGGCAAGTCATACTGCGCCTGATCCACCACAGTCACAAAATTGTACTCGCGCGTTAGTACGGGCCAGTTAAACCTTTTGCTGAGTTCATTGAGTTCAGCATTGGCAAGGCTGAACATTTGTCGCGCAAGCTGTTCGGTAGAGGAAGCCACAGCCGCAGGCCGTGGCAACCCCACTTCATCGCATGCGC